CAGGACCTCACCCATCGTCCGCCGGGTCGTGGCGCCGCCGGTCGTGCGGCGGCTGCGCCAGGTCGCACCTGCGTCGTCGCCGGGGCCGGCGCCCGTGGTCGGGCCGCGGCCGCGGGCGTGCCAGTTCCTCATTGGTGACGACCGGCGCACCTGGCGCATGTGCGGTGCCGCGACTGATGGCGGCGTCTGGTGCGTCTCGCACCGCAAGGTGGTGTTCACCCCCGCCCCGCAGCGCCGCCGGGTCGAGGAGGTGGCGGCATGAGCGAGGCGCGCATCATCCGGGTGTTCCCGCGTCGCACCAAGGCGACGCCCGACGATCCCCTGGCCTATGTCGGGCCGCCCGATCTGTTCGCCGAGGCGGACGAGGTGCATATCTCGGTGTCGTTCACCTGGGACAAACCCGAGGCCGAACGGCTCGCGAAGGACTGGCGGCACGTCGCGCCGGTGTCGCTGGGTGGCGTGGCCTACGGCGACAGCAGCCTGGCGTTCATTCCAGGGCGCTATGTGAAGCCGGGCTACACGATCACCTCGCGCGGCTGCCCGCGCCGGTGCTGGTTCTGCGGTGTCTGGAAGAAATGGCCAGAGCCCAACCTGCTGCCGATCGTGCCTGGCTGGAACGTGCTGGACGACAACCTGCTGGCGTGCCCGCGGCCGCACGTCGAGGCGGTGTTCGCCATGCTGCGCACCCAGAAACGCCGCGTGGAGTTTACCGGCGGCCTCGAGGCGCTCTCGCTGCAGGACTATCAGGTGGGGCTACTGGCCGATCTGAAGCCCAAGCCGACGATGTTCTGGGCCTATGACCCAGGCGATGCGTTCGAAACGCTGCGCAGTGCAGCGCAACGCATGCTGGCGGCCGGGTTTACCCGCGAGTCGCACCGGCTGCGCGTCTACGTGCTGGTCGGGCACCCCAAGGACACGTTCGCGGCGGCCGAGGGCCGGCTGCACCAGATGCTGGCGATCGGCATGACGCCGATGGCGATGCTGTGGCGGCCAGAACTGCCGTCGCAGGAGCGCTACGCGCCGGGGCCCGAGTGGCGGGCGTTTCAGCGGCGGTGGGCGCGTCCCGCCATCATTCACGCCAAGGCGCAGGCGGCATGAGGCGCCCCGCCATGAAGCGCTTCCAGCTCACCGCCCCGGTGGTGCCGGAACACGACATCCAGCGGACCATCGCCGGCGTGCTGCGCCTGGAGATCGCCCGCGAAGGGCACGTCAGCGAGCACGGCGTCTGCTGGTTCTCGATCGACATGGCGAACTCTCATGACGCGGTGCCCGGCATCCGCATCGCGCGCGGCATCCCCGCCGGGGTGCCGGACATCGTCGTGATCTACCAGGGCCGCGCCGGCTGGATCGAGCTGAAGACCCGCGCCCTCGAGGCGGAACTGTCCACCCCGCAGCGCTCGATGGTCGCGACGCTGCTGCTGTCGGGCTGCCGCATCGGCGTGGCGCGTGATGCGGACGAGGTGTTGGGTTGTCTGGATGCCTGGCAGATCCCGCGCAAGCGGCGCGTGCGGGTGGCGGCATAATGATCGCGTTGCGGCTCGCTGCGAATCAGTTCACAAGCAAAAGCCCGCGTCGGCTGGAACCAACGCGGGCCCGTAACTGGTTTGAACTGGCCGGGGGGTCAGTTCGAGAACTGAAGGCAACTCACACTCCTCGGTTCTCGCATGAAGCCCCCTCGCCTGCAAGGGGGAACCCATGCTCGCACGCACCCCGTGGCGTCTCATGAAAGCGCCGCGCAACATCTACGGCATCGCCCGGGAGATGGCGCGGCCGGTCGCTCGCGGCGATCTGCCGCTCGTCCAGGCCGACGCCGCCATCATCTGCGACACGCTCCAGCAGGAGCGCAGCGGCGCCCTCGCCGGCCTCCAGGCGCCCGACGTGGTGCGGCTGAAGCGGTTCCTGCTGCGCGGCTACATCGAGCGCGAGCAGGCGCGCCGTGAGCTGGCAGAGCACCGCATCCGGCGGCTGCTCGCGCCCATGATCGCCGCCCGCAAGCCGCGCAACGTCCTGCTGGCAGAAGCCCACGGGGTCAACGGTGCCGCCGACTTTCCTCTCACCGAGGAGGAGGTCACCAATGTGGTGCGGGCCGAGGTGTTCTACTCGCTGCCGCCCGCACCCGGAGGGCGCCGCCATGCCGGATGATCCCACCTTTACCGCCTACGAGAAGGGCGGCTATCGGCCCAAGCTGGCGATCGTCGGTTCCGAGGAACACGACGCCACCCTGCCGCCGCTCAAGCTCTACCCGGCGCGGCTGCCCGACCCGCGCTCCATCCCGCCGCGCCAGTGGCTCTACGGCACGCACCTCATCAGGGGCTACGTCTCGGTGCTGGTGTCGCCCGGCGGCACCGGCAAAAGCGCCCTGGCCATGGCCATCGTGCTCGAGCTGGTGGCTGGGCGGCGTCTGCTCGGCAATCGCGTATTCTCACGGGTCAATGGCGCGATCTTCAACCTCGAGGACCCGATGGAGGAGCTGGACCGTCGGGTTGCCGCGCTGATGATCCGCCACCAGATCGACCGCACAGAACTCGAGGGCCGGCTGTTCCTGCACGACGGCGAGGGCCGCGGGCTCAAGCTGGCATCGCTCGACACTGACGGCTTCACCGTCGCCTACCCCGACGAGCAGGCGCTGATCGAGCAGATCCGCGAGAACAACATCGGCGCCGTGGTGTGCGACCCGTTCGCCGAGAGCCATTCGCTCGAGGAAAACAGCAACCCCCACATGGTCAAGGCTGCGGCCGCCTGGCGCCGCGTGGCCCGCGCCACCGGCTGCGCCGTGCTGCTCGTCCATCATGTGCGCAAAGGTGACGCCACCGGCATCGATGCCGCACGCGGTGCCAAGGCCTTGACCGACAGCGCCAGGGTCGGGCTGCTGCTCACCACCATGACCGCCGACGAGGCCGGTAAATTCGGTATCCCGATTGACGATCGGCACCAATACGTCAGGCTCGATGACGTGAAACGCAACATGGCACCCGCCGGCCGCGCCGCCTGGTATCGGCTCGAGCAAGTGCCGCTCGGCAACGGTGCACCAGGCTGCTACCCCAACGGCGACAACGTGGCCGCCATCGCCGCCTGGCAGCCGCCAGACGTGTGGAAGACCACCAGCGTGCCAGACCTCAACGTGGCGCTCGACCGCATCGAGGCCGGCATGGAGGGCGGTGGACGCTTCACCGATACCCGCCGCCATCCCGCCACCCGATGGGCCGGTCAGGTCCTGATCGAAATGTTCTCGGTGACCGAGCAACAGGCGACTGATCTGCTATCAGCGTGGCTCAAGAGCGGCGTGCTGTATCGGGAAGAATACTTTGACAAATCGCAACGGAAAGACCGCACCGGCCTGCGCGTCAACGCCCTCAAGCGGCCTGGTGCCCGATGACCGGTGACCGCTTTGTGGCGCACTTTGTGGCGCACTTGTGGCGCAGAATTTTCGGCGTCGGGCCGCTTGCGCCACAAGCGCCACAAACTTCCGAAGGAAGGTTTGTGGCGAGACGCCGTGGCGCAGATGGCGCGGCCCATAGCCGGTTGTGGCGCACTTTGTGGCGCACATGGCGCAACCCCTCTCCCCCTGCTGCCGCCACTGGTCGTGGCCCGGCCCAGCTCAGGACCGGACGTGCTCGGTTCAATTCCGGCCGGCAGCATGCTTGACGCTGTGGCACATGCGCCGGTAGATACGGCCGATCCGGCTCCGTTCCAGGCTCGGAACGTGCAGCCGTGCGGACGCTATTGGGCAGTCGCCCAGACCCACCCCCAGGCCGAGCGCTGGGCCGCCCAGTCCCTCGCCCAGCGCGGCTACAGCACATTCCTGCCGCTGGTCCGCGTCACCCGCCGCGACCGCGTGCTGCACAGCCTCACCCGTCTGGTCGAGGTGCCGCTGTTCCCCGGCTACCTGTTCGTCACGATCGACGGACCCTGGTCGCCGATCCGCTACGCCCCGGGCGTCGCCGCGCTGCTGATGGTCGGATGCCGGCCTGGACGCCTCGCTGACGGCGCTGTGGCAGCGCTGCAGGGTGCCCAGGCGCAGCGGGCTGCAGCAGGCCCCGCCGCGCCCCAGTGGGCACCAGGCGCGCCGTGCCGCCTCGCCACAGGGCCGTTCTCAGGCCAACCAGCCGTGGTCCTCGCCACCCACCGCGATACCGCCACCCTCGCCGTGCTCCTGTTCGGCGCTTTGCGGGAAGTTCAGGCACCCGTTGCCTGGCTGGTCAGAAGAGACGATGCGTGACCCCTAACCAAGCCCCTCTCGCCGTCGCCTACCTCCCGGTAGCCTCGCTCGTCGGGGCGGCGCGCAACCCGCGCACCCACTCGCCCGCCCAGGTCGAGCAGATCGCCCGCTCCATCGCCGCATTCGGCTGGACCAACCCCGTGCTGGTCGACGAGCACCAGCACATCATCGCCGGCCACGGCCGCCTGGAGGCCGCCCGCAAGCTCGGCATGGCCGACGTTCCCACCATCACCCTCGCCGGCCTCTCGCCCGACCAGCGCCGCGCCCTCGTCATCGCCGACAACCAGTTGGCGCTCAACGCCGGCTGGGACAGCGAGCTGCTCGCGCTTGAACTCGGCGAACTCGGCGCCAACAGCTTCGACCTCTCCCTCATCGGCTTCTCCGACGACGAACTCGCCGCCATCCTCGCCGACCGCACCGACGGCCTCACCGATCCCGATGACGTACCGCCAACGCCCGATGCGCCCGTCTCAGTGCTCGGCGATGTCTGGACACTCGGCCGCCACCGCCTGGTGTGCGGGGATGCCACCTCCGAGGTGGACGTGTCGCTGTGTCGGGGCGCCCAGCGCATCGACATGGTGCTGACTGATCCGCCGTATTGTTCGGGCGGCTTTCAGGAGGCAGGCAAGGCATCAGGCAGCGTCGGCACTCGTGGCGATGAGATGGTGGCCAATGATACGCTATCTACGCGCGGTTACATGGCGCTGATGCGGGCTTCGCTCCCGGCATTTCAGGCGGGCGTGGTCTACGTGTTCACCGACTGGCGGATGTGGATCAACCTGTTTGATGTGGTCGAGTCATCCGGTTACGGCGTGCGCAATATGATCGTGTGGGATAAGGGCACGCCTGGGATGGGCGCGGGGTGGCGGATGCAGCACGAGTTGATCATGTGCGGTGTGCGCGTCAAGTCGCCATTCAATCCCAAGAAAGCCCAAGGCAACGTGATACAGGCCAAACGCACCGGCAATAAACTGCACGCGGTCGAGAAGCCAGCGTCGCTCCTGTGCGAAATCCTCGAGGTTACGGACCTAGCGAAGACGGTTGCCGACCCTTTCGCCGGCTCCGGCACCACCATCATCGCAGCCGAGATGACCGGACGCGCCTGCCACGCCATCGAGATCAGCCCGGCATACTGCGATGTCACCGTGCTGCGCTGGCAAGCCTTCACCGGACAGACCGCAACCCACGCCACCACCGGCCGCTCCTTCGCCGACACCGCGGCAGAGCGCGCCACAACGCCCGCCGAGGCCGCGTGATGACCGATAATGTGCGGACTCGTAAAAAACGTATGCCACCAAACGGAGAAGCCGGCGCACCGCCGATTGAGATCGATCTTGCGATGGTCGAGCGTTTGGCGAGCATTCAATGCACAGACGCGGAGATTGCCGCCGTCCTTGGCGTTTCGGTTGATACGCTGTGGCGGCGCAAGCGCGATGACCCCGAGTTTGTCGAGTTCCTCGAGCGTGGCAAGGGCAAGGGACGCGCCACGCTGCGCCGTCTTCAGTGGCAGCAGGCACAGAAAGGCAATGCGACAATGCTCGTATGGCTGGGCAAGCAAACCCTCGGCCAGACCGACAAGGCCGAAATAACCGGCAAGGACGGCGCGCCGGTCACCTTCGTGATTCGCGCACCAACACCACTCGAAAGCGCAGATGAATGGCTGAACCTGCACGCACCGAAAAGCCTCAACGGCGAGGCCGTCAAAAGCAATGGCAGATTGATAAACCACGACGAGAGCCAGAACGGCGAGTAGAGACCGTCTGGGAGCCGCAAGGCGGACCACAGGCCGCATTCATCAACTGCCCGGTCTTTGAGTGTTTCTTTGGTGGTGCCCGCGGTGGCGGTAAATCGGACGCGGTCCTGGGCGAGTGGGCGCTGCACGCTGACCAATACAAGGCTGACGCCATCGGCCTGATGATCCGCCGGTCGCGCGTTGAGCTGCTGGAGCTGTTCGAGCGCGCCCGCGCCATCTATTCCAAACTCGGCGCGACACAGACCATCAACCCGATGCGGTTCGTGTTCCCGAACGGCGCGCGCCTGACGTTCGCATACCTCGAGCGCGACGCGGATGCCGAGGCGTATCAGGGCCATAGCTACACGCGTGTATACATCGAGGAATGCGGCAATTTCCCGTCGTCCGCACCGATCATGAAGCTGATGGCCACACTGCGTAGTGGTGCCGGCGTTCCCGTCGCCATGCGCCTCACCGGCAACCCTGGCGGCCCTGGTCACCAATGGGTGCGCGCGAGGTACATCGACCCCGCGCCGCAAGGCTGGAAGATCCTGCGCGATGACACCGGCCTCGAGCGTATCTACATCCCGTCGCGTGTCAGCGACAACGCCTACCTCGGCCCCGACTATGTGCAGCGGCTGAAGGCCTCGGGCTCGCCCGAGCTGGTGCGCGCCTGGCTCGAGGGCGACTGGTCGGTGGTGTCCGGCGCGTTCTTCCCAGAGTTCAGCATGGAGCGGCACGTCATCGCGCCACGCACGCTGCCGCAGCACTGGGCGCGGTTCCGCTCGTTCGACTGGGGCAGCGCTCGACCGTTCTGCTGCCACTGGTGGGCAGTGTCCGACGGCAGCATGCACGACATCGCCCGCGGTGCGCTGGTGCTCTACCGCGAATGGTATGGCATGCGCCCAGGCGAGCCCAATGTCGGGCTGAAGCTGACCGCGGAGGCAGTCGCATCGGGGATACGGGAACGCGAGCGCGACGATGAGCCGATGATCGGTGTCGCCGACCCTGCGATGTTCGCCGAGGACGGCGGTCCCTCGATCGCGCAGCGCATGATCCAGGCTGGCGTCATCTTCCGCCCGGCCGACAACAAGCGCGTGCCGCAGCGCGGTGCGATGGGCGGCTGGGATCAGATCCGCTCGCGTCTCGTTGGTGACGACGACGGCAAGCCGATGGTGCTGTTCTTCAGCACCGCGCGCGATCTGATCCGCACGCTGCCGGCGCTGCAGCACGACGATGCGCGGCCCGAGGATGTCGACACCGACATGGAGGACCACGCCGCGGACAGTTGTAGATACGCCATGATGAGCCGGCCATGGGTGCAGGACGCGCCGAAGCAGGTGGTCGTGGACAGCTGGGACCGGGCGTTCGCCAGGGCGTCGGAGGCCGACGAGCCGAGGAGCTGGAGGACCGCATGATCATGGGCATGGCGCTATTTGCAGAATGGGCGATGTGCGGCACGACCGCTGCTCTGGTTGCGGCCACGTTTGTGATCCTTGTGGGCTCGCTGGTGACGTCATGAGCCCGCTGATGCTGCTTGTCGTCGTGCTGTTGGTCGTTCTTTTGGTGGGCGGCGGCTACGGCTACCGCGTCGGCTACGGTGGCCCCTACTACTACGGCGGCGGCATCGTGGTGCTGCTGGTGGTCGTGGTGCTGGTGCTGCTGCTCGTGGGCTACCTGTGAACGGCACCGACCAGATCGGGGTCGAGGTCGAGCGCACGGCGGACGTCATCGAGCGCGAGCTGGGGCACCTCGACCGCGAACGACGCATCGTGCTGGAGCGCGAGCTGTTCGCCCTGGTCCAGGCGACCAAGCGCGACAACGATGGGGGCTTCTGGTGACACTGACCGGGCGAGAGTTCCAACGTGAGGCAGGCGACGACCGGGACAAATGGGCCGAGGCCATGGTCGAGAGCGCCGCGACCAACGGCTACACCGTCGAGTTCGAATGGGTGCGCGAGTGGCTCAGCGACGCCATGGACGCCGCGCGCAAGGCCAAGCCGCCACCGATCATCGACCCACCACCGCACAAGGAGGCCTGACATGGCACGAGAAGCAGCGATCCCGGGCAAGCGCATGCCAGGCGCAGCACCGCCGTCGAAGCCCAGCAGAGCGCCTGGGCCTGGCAACGAGGCGGCGTTCAAGACATCGCCCGGCGCCTCGGTGAACAAGACCTCGGTGCCGCGGGAGCCGGCGTTCAAGACGCGCCCCGGCGCGGGCAGCGACGTGTGATGGCGAAGAGCACCGCCGGCCTCGGGCCGAAGGGCAAGGCCAAGGTCTCATCCGTCATGCACGAATGGGGCAAGGGCGAGCTGAACAGCGGCAGCCCGCGTGGCCCCGTGGTGAAGAACCAGAAACAGGCTGTGGCGATTGCCCTGTCGGAGGCGCGCAAGACGTCACGCGCCGGGCGCAACCGCTAGTACGGATCTGGTTCGTTGCGTAGCCGGTCTTAGCTAGTTCATCCGCTTGCGCCGCGCGCGATCCACCTGCCAGTCCAGCAGGTGCCCGGCGGTGATCATCACAATGAACCCGCACGGCGCCGGGACCTGAACCGCCGTGAGCCGCCCTGACTGCAGCTCCTCCAGCATC